CCATTTAGTGGTCCACGGGAATATACTATTCCTGTGTGATTCATTAAACGTTTCATTATTGATAATAACTTATACGCAGAGGTACCTAAGTATAGTCTGAAAGACTTTTACCTAAGTATGAAAAGTTCTCCGTCTGGACCTGCATTACTTAGTTGTTGAACAAGTATTGTTCACACTAATTATTACATGCTCCAGACCTTTCTTAACTTCTTTCACTTGAAATGACGATACTATGTAAAAAATATTTATCGAAACGTCTTATTAGACGATTTCTTTAATAAGTTTTACACGTTCGCTTTCAACAATTACGATAATTTGCCGAAAAAGGTCTACAAGGATAAAGATCCTTGTTACCATATTGGTAAATTAGCCGTGATTGAGGCTCCTGAGGGTAAGATGAGAGTTATAGCCACTTTGGACTATTTCTCACAAGTCTTACTAAAGCCTATCCATGATGAAATCTTTCGTAATCTACGAAAATTTCCTCAAGATAGAACTTTTACTCAGAATCCCTGAAATAATTGAGAGGAGAATGATTCTTCATTTTGATCTCTGGATTTGACAGCTGCAACGGATAGATTCCCAGTGAAACTTGAGGCTAAAGTTCTTAAATATTTATTTAGGAACGAAGACCTTTCGCGTAACTGGCTCTATCTCCTTATAGAACGTGATTATGCGTTACCTCATGATTTCCGTCAGAGTATTAGATACTCTGTTGGACAACCTATGGGTGCATACTCTTCTTGAGGAGCTTTCACATTATCACACCACCTTGTTGTTGCATGGGCTGCTCACCTTTGTGGGGTAAGCAACTTTAGAAATTATATTCTTCTTGGTGATGACATCGTCATAAAACACGATGCTATCGCAAGAAAATATATTTCTATAATGCATAAACTAGGAGTATCTATTTCTGAGTCAAAAACACATGTATCTAAAAGTACATATGAATTTGCAAAGAGATGGATACGTGGTAAGGATGAACTAACTGGTCTACCTTTAAATGGTCTGTTAGACAATATTAATAATTACAAAGTTGTAATAAATACACTTTATGATTATTGTATTCGTCGTAACAATTTATGACTATATAAAGGTTCGCTTTGTGATTTGATTATTAACCTTTACTTCAAGATGAAGTTAACTAAGGAGGTTAAAGATACCTCTAAGTCTAAACGAAAGTTTAAACTTACGAAGTATTATTTAACCTCTCGTTTTCTTCGTCGAAAAGTTAAAGTGTTTGTGACCATATTACATATAGCGTATGATCAATTAAGTTATGACCAATGAAGAAATTTCATTGGAAATTATTTAACTGAAAATGAGCAGTATGTAATTCCTAGAGATAATGGAGTAAGCCTTTCGGTTTTAATGAAAGGGATCCTTTCTAAAGGTATGGTAGGATTGGCTCAAGCTGCTAATAATAGAAGTTTGAATTTATATAATCAAATCAAGACTTACTCGAAAGATAAGCTTGGTGTTGAAGATATAAATGACTTATATTATCAACCTTTCTTTCACGCGAT